TTGTTATAACTGCCCGGCGCGTAGATAGGATAATCACTACCGGTACGAAAATCAACTAACACATCGGTATGTAGATATTGTAATTGATTGACGATAGCCTTAAACCATGCAACAGTCCTTGAATACCGCTTATCGGGGGGCAGTAACTCAACAACCCTATTCGTATATGATATATCGTAGATTGACATTATTCGGGTATAAAGGTGAGAGTATCGTAAATGGTGCTACCGGCGGTATCTTCAGTAACCATATAACCGGAAACTGTTGGCCACAGGCGGCCTACAAATTGGTTGTTGATTACAAGATATGTACCACTTGCAAGCGGAGTAGCATTCTCCCTCGCAATAACATTCTTCAACACAACATCATTAACCCCCTCTGCGCTTCGCATAGCACTTTCAAGGTCATTAATCTTCATTGACCCGTCAAAGGGAAGGGAAGCCAAAAAAGTCAATATTGCATTGATAACATTTGTTTGGATAATGGAAGCGTATGCACCTTGATAGTACACATCGGCCTGTATGAAAATCTTGTCGCTATCGGTAGAAGTAACCGCATATGCTATACCGGTTACACCGATCAATGATACATAACTTTGCAGGGCAGCAAGTTCGCTGCCATTCAAGGGTCCCGGCGTTTCGCCCTTTGCTACTTTCACAGTAACCGAACCGGCAATATTGGTCTTAACACTACACCGGGTAACGATACGCAAATCTTCATCAACTACCTCGTATTGAGGGATGAGGTCAATAATCTGCAATACTTGGGGATCAGTGGCATCGTATTGGAACTTGAATACCCGATCTTGCAGCCATTGTGGGGTCTGCGGTGCAGAAAGCAGGACTGTATTTTCCGTATTGGTTTTGAATATATCCATCAACTGCTCCAAGAGGTTAATGGAAACGGCTATGACATAGGTCCAAAGCCTCCAAATAGCCCTACGGCTTGTACTCGTCAGCCCGGAAAGGGTTGAATCCGCTTGAACATCGGTTATAATTGCTGCCTGTATTTCATCTATTGAGCGTGCCATATTTTGCGGTAATTTTCGTTTTGATTATTTGCTATTTCTACCTCTACGCTACCGGTAACAGTCAGGTCCGTTGGAGGGTCTTTGGTTATATCGTTGGAGGTATCTACACCGGCATCGTCTATTACACCGCAAAGCCATGATATTTGTAGTGGTATAGGTTGGTATGCTCAAAGTCCTGCTGCTCGCTATATTTCATTAACGGCGTACAATTCGTAGGCTTAAAAAGATTAAGAGCCGCAATTACTTTGGCCCTTAAATCAAATACATCTATATTCTGCTCAAAAGTGCCGTAGCCGGCATCAAACTGCTCATGGACAATGTGAATGTTGAAATACACATCGGATTGAGAGTAACCACCGCCTAAAGGGACAAATAAATTAGGTATTTGTGTTTCAATGAAGATGGCCGGCTTGGGAAAGTCGTATATTTGCCCATCTATCTCGTAGTTAAGTTGGTTATTCCATATCCTTACGTGCGCAATTCCGTCTATGGCTTCGCACTTGGTAAGTAGTGATTGTATCGCTTCTTTTATGCCTGCCATATTGCTTGTATTGCGTTTTTAATTTTCCTTCTTTGCAAATTACGTAATTGTGGACTATCCCCCATAAATTTGCGTTTAGGCATCCTGCCCCCATATTTCATCTGCAACCCCTCATTATGTATGGCGGCGTAGGGTAATGCTACCATAAATTTAATACTTGAAAATGATACTCGCTTTACTGATGTTGCTACTGCGCGCCTTAAAGCACCGGATTCAACAAGGGTAGCGCGTGTGTGCCGGCGGCTCGCCCCCTTCTTGGGGTACTTGTAGGCATAGGTGCCGGGTATCTTCCTATCGGGGACCTTCCAAGATTGGCCATCCCACCCACCTTTAACAAAACTTTGATTAAAGTAGCGTACCGCATCGTTTGCCAATACCTTCGGCAAATCTTGCTTTAGCTTATCAAATTTCTTAATTACCTTATCAAAGTTCAGTTTACTCATGCCTCAATGGTGCTTGGATAGTATTCAATGACAACCGGCTTGGATTGGAACTTGCTTCCCAATTCAATATCTACGCCGTCAAACTGCATCAACTCACCTTCCTCTAATGAACGATCAAGATAAGTCTGAACTCCGGACTTGAACCATTCGTAGTATTGCTTTTGAAGATGCAGAGCCTTGGGTGATAGGTTATTGGCCCTTGCGCACCCGATCAGATTAGCACAAAAGTCAATGGCCTTGTTTCCGCTTGCTTGAAATTTGCTATAGTTGTACATTAGTATGCCCGGTTTAAGAGGTAAATGGAATGGTCACACAGGCCTATCATATCGGCCAAAATGTTGAGTAAATCCGGATCATTAACGCATAGTGCTTGCGCATCAATTAGCGTATTCTTTGCAGCCTTGATATAATCAATGGGCTCCATTGGATCGGTAACGGAAAAAAGCATTGAGCCATGTATATCGCCGTATGCACCGGAAAATGTTTCAATGAAATCATCGGACAGGCTATCCCATTCAGAATAAAATTTACCGAGTATTTCGTGGACCGGAATGTTGGGTGCTATGTGATGCAGATGCCTAATTTGAGCATATACCTCACTCATGAAGGTTTTTAATTGTATAGGTGTCATTAGTCTTGTTTTATTGGCTCGTAAACAATTTTGTTATCTTGGTCGGGCAGGGGTTTTTTATGTTTATTTTCTCCGGACAATATTTCATTGGGGATGCCATCGGGGAAAGCCTTGCAGCCGCCCCCATCTTCGGTATCTCCAAACCATTTACAATTAAAACAAATCAGATTAATAGATTCCATATACTATTTTTTGAAGGTTTTGTCTACTAAATCTCCCACTATTTTGGCATACTTGGAGGGGTTACTGCTTAATTTATATTCAGTAAAAGCCTCGGCAAAAAATTCATCAGCATTTGTGGAGGCATATCTTCCTAAAGATAGGTTGTAATTAGCTAAACCACTCGTGGCCTTTAACTCCTTATTGTAGGCTCTGAAATTTTTCATTATTCCGTCCCAAAATGAACTGTACTTACTATCAATCATTCCGTAAATATCCTTGTTTTCATATACGCCTAAAACGTGCGCAAATTCATGTGTTGTAGTGGCAATTAGATTCTTATCTTTATCAACTCGGCTCTTGCTTCTTATTATCATGCTCTTTGGATCGTAAAGCCTTTCAGTATAATGGTCGGTAGTGTTTCCAAAATTCATTTCCAATATAGGCCCGACCCTTGATGTAACTACGCGGCCATAATAATTTTTTGTTGTTTCAAAAATAACCTTTGGAGGGGTTTTTTGATATGCCGAAAATTTAGGTATCTCGTATTCGTTTAGCAGGGATTTTAACTGATTCAATTTTTCACTCAATTCCTTTCTCATATTTACGATAGGCACTGATACCGAATCTACCGGTATATTTTGCGTTATCCTAAATAGGCTCTTAACAATGCCCGGTGCTTCCTTGATGTTTTTCAATTCAATTTTATCTATAGGCGGCGGCGGTATTGGAAGATCAAAATTGCGCTTGGCGAAATCTTTATCCTTGGGGGCCACCTCAAAATATGGGTGCTTGGGTGAAAATATGTAACCATCTTTACCCGGATTCATTTTGAACTCGGGGGCTACATTTTCATTCAATTCTTTAGTTACTGACTTTACCCTCGCCTCTGATGAGGTCTTTACCTTCTCATACTTATCAATTTTTTCAAGGATGCAGCGACAATTAAAGTGGTTCAAGGGGCTATACTTATTCCACAGGGGATGATCTACGGGCAGGGTTATGCCATCTAACGGCCGGCATATCTCACTCGTATTTTTATCCATTACGGCCACATAGCGTAAGTAAGGGAATGTTTCTTTATCCGCTTCAATATCGTTCCATTGGTTGGCCTGTGTTGCTTGGCCTATTGCGGTATTGTATTCAGCCTTCAGCCAATCTACATTGTATTGGTCGTAAACCTTGCGTGCTTGCTCCTTGAACTCTTTAAAGTTCTTGGAATTAGCAGCCATTTGCGACATCTCCCTGCATTGTTGGTAGGTCTTGGCCCCGGAAAACAAATAAACATTGTTGCGAAGCGTGTCTAAAAGTTCATGATCGGTGCCACCAAAAGCGAAATCAGTCATATTTCCGCCATAACCGGCATATAAACCCTTCTCTAAATGCTTCCCGATAGCCAAATAAAGGTCCTCGGGTAAATCAGTAGAGGGATCAATAGACCCCTCATATACC